GTATCGTGCAAGTTAAAGCCTGCTTCCTTTAATCCAAGTGCTTGCCTAAAAGATGTGCCAGTCTCACTGCCCTTTACAGTTTCATCTCCTACTATCCATACCAATACACCACCTTGTTTAGTAATGCGATACAGTTCTTTAGATGTATTTTCAAAATCAAAAGAGTATCCATTATAAACTCTAAGTGAGTCATAAGGTGGAGATGTGATAGTTAAATCTATAGAGTTATCATCCATAGATTTCATAGTGTCTAAACAATCTTCATTGTAAATTATGTTTATTGCCAAGGTGAATCCCCGCCCAAGTTATCTTGCAATCTACGCAAAGCTGAAGTGCATCTGCGATCAGCAGTGGATACTGCTACCTCTAAGTATTGTGATATCTCTTGAAGGGTATTGTTATCGTAGTAGCGCATACGAAGTATGATCTTATCTTCTTCTTCTAACTTTAAGTATGATCTCTTTACATCTATTAAGATAGCAAGGAGGTTGCCACCCTCAGAAGGTGCTGGTTGTTTGCGAGGTTGTCCATCATTTATTAAATCTTGTGCCTGCTCTAGTACAGTTCCTTCTATTACAGATTGTAAGATAGATGGCATTAACCTAGCGATAGTTGCAGTATCGTAGAAGATCTCATCAGAGGTTTGATAGCCAGCCTTGCGAGCCTTCTCTTTACGAGCATACTTCTCTGCAATTCTACGCATCTGATATGCAATTCTACTTACACTATAAGTTGATCTAAGTATTGACCTTGCCTACCGATAGCCCAAAGATAAAGTTCTTGCTTTAAATCATCTCGCTCTACCCAACCTTTAAATCTACGAGCAATAGAGTTAGCCACTGCTGGTACTAGGTCAGTCAGTATCGGGTGTAATTCTTTAGTCATCTACTTTTCTACGCTTCTTATCTACTAGGTGTGCTGAATTACTTAGGCCAATTACCTTCCAAAACCATAATTGCAATAGCTGAATAGTTAAGTAAATCTACAAAACTATCTCTTAAAGATTCATTCTCAGGTGTTGCACCATTATCTATTAGATGGTTTATACGAGCAGTCTTATCGTGCATACGCACTCTTAATCCATTAAGCGCACCACCTGGTGCGTTAGAGATATTAGCAGGACCATAATCCTTATGTTTAGATAGAAGTAAATTACCTGCATCATCTAATACTTTCCACATATCAGATATAAACTTCTGATTCTTTAGATCAGCAAGATCTCCGACAATACGGGTAGTACCATCTTCCCTTAACTCTTCATACATTAACTGCTCCTAATATCCGTTTTGTCTCTTCTATCCCTTTTGCTAAGTATAGGTCATTTAGATCCATTCCAGCAGGAAGGACACAGATACTTGCATTGATAACTTCTGATGCTACTCTCTTAGAAAACTCAGCTCCTGGATTAGAACCATCCTCTTTAATATCATTATCACCTATAACTAATACCTGTCCATACCCATTCATTAGCTTTGCATAATGTGGTTTCCAGGCAGCAACACCAGGAACACCAACTGCAGGTATACCTAAAGCACCAGTAGCAATGATGGCATCTAACTCACCCTCACATACTGCAATAGTATCTTTAGGTTCTAGTAATGCACTCACATTAAATAGATGGGTCTTCTGACCAGTAGCCATACCATATTTAGGTTTGCCATCATCTAATCTTCTAAACTTAAAGCCAACACAAATACCAAGGGCAGTAAAGTAGGGTATAGATAACCAACCCTGATACAACTGATGCTCAGGGATTGGATCAACTACTGTACCTAAACTAAAAGACTCAGATATCTCTTTAGATATGCCACGTTCTTTTAGAAAGGTTGCGGTTTCTACGTTTAGACCCTGCTGGTAGCGAGTGGCCGCTTGTAGATAAGATTTCAATTGCTCTTGCGAGAGCATCTTTAAACTCCAAACTTTCTTTTTCCATTACAACATTGATGGTGTTTCCACCCTTACCGCAGGTATGACAAAAGTATAGGTTCTCCACTGTGTTCATCACTGCTGACTTGCGAGAGTCATCGTGCATCACACACCTAACTGAACTTGCTCTACCTTCTTTTACTTCTCCACCATAAAACTGTACTACTACTCCGATTGGGATTGACTTTGCATCGGTGTCGTTGCTTCGTCTGTTTGTTCGTTTATTTCTTGACCAGTCTTGTCCTGGCATTGCTCTCCCTTATCTAAGCCTTGCATTATCTTAGTAGTGGTTATCTGTCCATTAGGTATTGGCATACTTCTCCTCCAACCATTGTTCTAAATCTTGGATTACCCAAGCCTGTTCTATTCCTGCACTTCTTCTTTTAACTACTACATAAGATAGTGGTGCTGGTTTAATACCTCTAGCAGTAGCATAGTTCTGAGCTTCAACAACTGCTTCTCTCCAGAACTGAGGTAGGTTTAACACCTTTGTATTCTTTAACTCTAAGATAAAAGTTTCTCCAGCAACTATAACTACCAGATCACCTTCATCCTTTTGTCCTGATAAGCGTAAGCGCTCAGCATTAACACCCTTAGATCTAAACCATTTCATTACATCTAGTTCAAAGGATGCACCCTTGCGTTTATTCTTTGCGCTCATCTACCTTAACCTTGTTTACTTTGTATGCTTGCTGACCATCTTCTTCATATACTTCAATAATTCCTGCCTGAATAAGTATAGAACTAAAAGCAGCAAAATCACTTTCCAGTTTATTAATTTTCTTTTTGACATACTGTATCTCCGTATTAGCCATTAGCCTACCTTGTCTCTCATACTCTCAAACCTTGCATCTCTACCAAGCATACGACCATACTCATCAGCATCGCTGATCTGACAAGAACCATAACTAGCAAACAAAGATACATAGTCTTTACCATCTGCGCTGTGCTTACCAAAGCGATTCTTAACTGCAGCAATTCTAAGCAACTGTCCTATAGGTTCATAGCCCAGTGTTAATATCATTGCAGGTAGTTGAGATACCTTACCGTGAATAGATCTACGAGCAGGTGGTTCAGTGGTAGAGCCATACTCAGACTGTTCGCTAACGTGATGAAGAACCATTACACAAGCCTCAGTCTGTCTAGCCATATCGTGCAGTTCAACCATAATGGCTCGCAGTCCTGCCCACTCATTGTCTGATTCAGCTACCACATTCATAAGGTTATCTATAATAATTAACTCTGGTGGAATACCATAAAGTTCTATATAAGCCTTGATCTCTAACTCAATATCATCTAGTGATGGTGATGAGTCAAAGACCCACTGTATATTTTTTACCTTATCAAACTTATCATCATAGTACTTACTATTCTTGGTTAAGTTTTCTTCTACCAGAGTTTGATTATGACCTGAGATATGTGCTGCAGTTCTCATCATTACTGTAGCAACATCAGTATCTGCAGAAAAGAAAAGCGTTGGAACATTAGCCTTGATCGCATAGATCAAAGCAAACATAGACTTACCAGCGTTTGGAGCAGCAGCAATCATACAGACTTGACCTCTTCTAAACCTTATCTGTTTAGACTTTAAATCATTCCAGACGATAGGCAAAGGGGTAGCCTTTGTTGTCGTACTCTTCCAAGCTCTGTTTAAGTTAAGCAATTTCTTCTTCTCTTATAATAATGTTTCTTTGTCTACGGATTGCTCTACGATCTTTTTCTGATAGACCGCCCCATACTCCGTATCTCTCATTTTGGCCCCCGCATTGTTTATCTAATCCAAACTGTATCGCACTTATCTGTAGCACCTTTAGGTGCAGCGCACATCCATCCCTTCCAAGGACCCTTAGTTCCTTGTCCAGATCTAAAACTCATAGTGCCGTGCTTACAATCAGGTGCATCACCTGATGGTGCTGACACTGTTGTAGCGCCTAATGTTTTCTTAGCATAGGCAATTGCTCCACCAGATGGTTGAGCAGTGGCACCAAGTGTGGTACCAGTTGAAGTAATGAGTGTTGATAGATCAGCAATTGATGTTAGAGATGCCTCTAACTCTGCCTGATTTGTTGCATATAGATTCACTAAAGTTCCATCAGCTAACTTGTAGTTGATCTGAAACTTTGTTGATTCAGGTGCAGCCATTTATTTTCCTCCAGTTTTTATATTTAATCTAGCGAAAGGTTGTCCCTCCACCTTTGGTACAAAGCCTAGTAGTTTTTCTACTTCGGCTGTGTTAACTGTAGACCTACCATTAACAGTTGTCCAGGTAATCTGTACACCACTAGCAGTCTCTCCAGTTATACCGTCAAACGCGGTTCGTAATGAGTCTCGTTTTTCGGTCAACTCTTTTATCTGTTGATCAAGTTGTAAGTACATCAAGGCTGAATGATCAACACTACTGTCTTCTATAACAGGCAGTTCATCCTTGATACGTTCTTTTTTTAATCCGTAACATCCAATCTCTCCTGTTTCATCAAAGTACTTGCAATAAGATTTGCAGTAATTCTGATCTCTCTCAGGATCTGGTGCTACTTGCGACTCTTTAACTGCGCTCAACCAGTTAAGAGCTTCTTCAGCAATAGTAGGGTCATAAGGTTCAGAGTGGACAACTACATCTCTCTCATCGCCATCTCTTGCTATGGCTACCAAGTTGACAGTTCTAGGCTTCCCCTTCCCAGACTTGTCTAATAGGTAGCCATAGACTTGAACCTGCCAACGTTGTTGATTAGTTGGAAAGTAAGAAAGGTTTTGTTTCTTAACAGTCTTCCAATCAATAACATCGCCAGTCTCTGGAATGAATAGATCTATATGCGCTTTCATCCCAGAATACTCAACTGCAGTTTCAACCCAATACTTCTCACCCTTTGGATCAATACTGCGTATTGCTTCTTCAATAGTAGCGTGGATAGCAGTACCCATAATCGCTGCTAACTTTAATTCGTTCTCATTAGTTTCAGGTTGATCGTTAAGACGATACCAAACTTTTCTACGGCAACCACCTAACTCTGATGGACCTACCTGTGTCTGTTTAGATCTAGCCCTACCAGCATCTTTAGCTCGTAGAACATCAATCAATAACTGCTTTGGATCGCTCATATTCACCCCTTACTATGTTTGCAAAAAACTTAACATCTTTTACATACCAATCAATAGCTTCTGGTGTACGGCCACCTATAGCTGTCCATATCCAAACGATTTCATCGCCTTTAGATTCTATTTCCTTTGCAATCTGCTCTCGCAAATCCCGTTCATTCTTTTTCAATTTAATCCCCACTTAATAAAACATTCTAGAATAAACTTATACATCTCTAAGTCTAATAGATACCACTCCAATTGTAAAAGTATTTCTTTCATAACCTTCCTTACTTTGTGAATTGTGTCTTGATGGTTGGTACTCCACCACACCATACGTTGTACTGTATAGCAATGTTAATTGCTTTCTTTGCAGCACTCGCTGCTTTAGTATGAGATCTAATCTCACTCTCCATAGCAGCTAATGCACCAAGAGCGATTGATCCACCTGAGCCTATGCCGTATAAGTTTCTATCATCTCTCATATACCCATAGTCATCACTGATCTG